AGCTGTCACATTTTTAAGGTAATAGTCGTCGGGGGTCTTTTTGCTGTAGTACAGCGGGTCGAATACCGAATACGTTACCTTACCGCCGCTTTCCGTACCCCGCCGAAAAAGAAAGCCAAAAAACCAGCGGGCGTTATTGTACCATAGTTCTACCGGCTGCCCCATGTAATTAACCAGGCTGGTAGCTGTCCGTACCTCCAGGTCTAATACCCTGCAAGCGCTTTCCAACTGGTCGTTTATTTTTGGCGGGGCCTCCAGTAGCTGGCGTAAACTTTGATTATTTAGTCTTACGTCTAAAGTCATACGGCCAATACCTGCCCGGGTATAATTTTACTAGGATTTACCCCTATTACGCCCTTATTCTTTTCATACAAGGTATTCCAGCTTGCCATACCCAGGCCTTTAGCTATATGGTACAGCGTATCGCCCTTCTTTACCGTGTATGAAGCGGGGGTAGGTTGTTTAGCTACGGCCTGCCGGTCTGCTGGTATAAGTTTGTCTACCGGCTTCGCATCGGCGCCCAGGGTTAACAACTTCGGTACTACTGTTTTATGCTCCCGAAATTCGGCCCTGTAATATATGTCGCCTTCAAAGCCGGTAAGCTCCCAGGTAAAAGTACGTAGTGTCATGGTCTTATTGATACCCGCCGCTGGGCATATCACCTGTAGGGACGCCCCCGTATCCTTCCAGGTACCAAACTGATTACGGTATTCTACCGGCTTTTTAAGGCTGCTGGTAGCACAGTAACCGGCGTCATATCGGCCAGGAAAAAAGCTATCCAAAGTAAAGCCGTCCAGGTCTACGCCGCTAAAAAAATCGACGTTACCTAGGTTTAATATCCTTGCGCTGTCGTACATAGCTTCGCCGTCGTTATACGGTATAGCCGCCGGTACTACGGGTATCTGCAGGTAAGCGCCTGTAGTATTATCCCGTAGCATAAGGTCTACTTTTACGGTATTCATTCTACAAAAGCGCCTCCTTCGGCGCTGTACCGGCTACCTCGTCGGCGCCGTCCAGCATATCGTAAATATGGTCTATAACTTCCAGGGCTATTTGTTTGGGGTTCTTATTATCCCCGCTTATTATCAGGCGGTCGAAAAGCTTGCCTATGGATATTACGCGGCCCCCGGCGCCCTGGCTGCGGCCTACTGCATAGGCCCTGTTTTGTTCAGCTGTTAAAACCCGTTCGCCTTTATGCAGTTCGGCTACGTATCCGTCGAAAGGTACATAGCCCAGGCCTGCCGCGTGACTTCCTTCTACTCTACGTAGCGCCCCGGCTCCGTTATCGCCGGTCTGCTCCAGTGTCATTTTTTGAATATGGGGTATTGAAATTCCCGGTATCATGTTTATTTTGTCAATTAACGGGTTAATCATATCAATGACAGAATTTACGCCGCTTTTAAAAGCGTTCTCAATATGCCGCCACATGTTACCGGCAGCGGCCTTTACACTGTCGAAATTCCTTACCAGTAGGATTATACCCGCTATAAGCAGCCCTACCAGCGTTATTATTATGCCTATAGGGTTAGCGTTCATAGCTACGTTTAAAGCCCATTGATAGGCTGTCCAGGCTTTCGTAGCTAATGCTATAGTCTTCGTTACCGCAAAATAGGTACCCCAGGCTATAGCTAACCCGTATACTAAGGGGCCTATAATATTCCAGTTATCATAAATAAATTTACCCGTAGCTATGGCGGCGCTGCCTATGGCTTTAATAACAGTAAAAACAGGCTGCAGATAACTCCATACCTGGGCGGCTCCCGATTGTACATTAGCTACCCAGGCGTCTATTTTACCCTCTTGCTTCCAGCGTTCAATAAGGGCCAGGGTATTAGCCAGGCGCTGCTTTAAGCTCTCAAATATGGGCTTACCTAAAGTACGGCCCATAGTCCCTATAAAATCGGCAGCGTTTGACAGCATACCTTTAAAGGTTTTACTTTGCTTTTCCATGCCGCCCTGAAAACGTTTTTCCATTAAAGTAAACAAGGCCGCATTAAAGGCCTTCATGTCGGTAATTTGGCCCTGGTTATTTACGGGGTTCGTACCTAATAACTTGGCCTGGTCTTCAATCATCTTTTTTGTTATGCCGAATTCCTTTAGCCGTTCCAATTCGCCCGTTTGGGCGTCTGCTACGGCCTCTACCGCTTGCATAAGGTCTTTACCCATGACAGCGGCCATGTCGCCCACTATGCCCAGGGTCTTTTGTGCATTGATACCGTAGGCGCTCATTCGGGTAGTGGCTTCTACAATCTGCGGTATTTCAAACGGGGTACTGGCCGCGAATTTTTCAGCCCAGGCCAGGGTTTCTATGGCCTTCTGTTCGTCTTTTAATACGACGGCCAGGGTGTTTCTATAAGTTTCCATATCCGCGTTGGATTTAACCAGCCAGTTATACCCTGCTACTGTGGCCACACCCGTAGCTATCGCAGCTATTACGCCGTGTAAGCCCTGCATACTATCGGATAGTCTGCGCGTTCCCCGGGCTGTTCTATCGGCCTGGTCTTGAAAGCGCCGCATATTTTCGCGGCTGCGGTCTACCGAAGCACGAAAAGCATCAGAAGCCCGCCGCATACTACTTACAGGATTTGTAAACATATCCCGCAGTACTACCCGGGCGCCCATTATAAATTCACGGGCCATTATTTACCCCCCTTCTTACCGTTTTCAAGCTGTTTTATTCGTTTACCTACGGCGTCCATGTGCGTAAGCGTAGCCTGGTACACGAATTCCCTTTCCAGCGGCGGCAAATTATATATTTCGCTGGGTAATTTACCGTGTTCATTCCATATATAGGCCAAAAGTTTAGCCTCGCCGCTGGTTTTTAGGAGTTTTTTACCGCTTCCTCGTTATCCTTTTGGGCTTTTTCCCCGAAGCCGCTTAGGTCTTGAATTTCCATAGCTATATTGTGAATTTCCCCGGGGCTTAAAAGCTTTTCTATGGCATGGTCGGCGGTCACTACGCCCAGCTTTTCCAGTAGGGCCTTGCTCATAAAGGTAAAGCTGCTACGCTTGTCTTTATCGACGGCCAGGGCTATTATACGTACTTTAAGCTTCTCGTCGTCGAAATCTAACTCCATGCCGCCCTTGCCGTTTTTTACATATTTCATGCAGTCCTTTTTAGCCTGTTTATACTCGGCCTGGGTAAGCGCCTGGAAAGGTACTAGGCCCAGCTTTTCGGTGGGGTAGTCCCCTTCCTTAATAGCGGTAAGGGCCTCTACGTCAGTACCTAAAATTTGTTCTAAGCTCACAAAATTTTTATTCATAGGTTTTTACCCTCCTGTAATAAAATAGCGCTACCCGGGCTATTACCAGGTAGCGCGATTTGATTTAACAGCGGTACCGCTGCCTTTCTAATCTATACTGTCCACGTAACGGAAGTCGTCGGCGGTAAAGTCTAAAGACACTTCCACCAGTTCGCCCAGCTGCCAGCCTATAAGCGGGGTACTATCGAAGCTTACCCCGATGAGCAGTACCGCTTCTTCCCCCCTGGCCGTAGGGTCGGCCAATTTACCCATGTAGTTATACTTTGCGGTCGGGTCTTCCGCTACTTTTTTCTGCAGGCGGCTATCCAGTTTAAGAATACGTACGCTGCCCGAAATTGCCCCGCCTTTAACCTTGTGGCTATCGGTAAATTTACCGGCTTGTTTTACGGCTTCTTTTTCCAGTTCAAGGTTAGCTTCAAATTCCTGCGTACCCTGTACTTCCTGGCCGTTCTCATTGTACAAAAAGCCGTAAGTACCGTTTACATGGTCGTTAACTTCGTACATTTAAGGCCGTACCCCCTTTCTTAGAAATTCAGCTTAATTTTTTGATATATGCGCTCCATGCTGTCTACCGGCGTTATATCAGAATAGAAAAAGGCTTCGTCAATCTTCGGATTAAATACCGCGTTTTTGCCGTGGTATTCGGGGTCGGGCCGGTAGAAATACCCAGGCTGTATTACCTCCATAGTCTGCAGGGGCAGGAAATACGTATTTTCTACCGTTGCCGCGTATGTCTGCCTGGCCGCATCGGTATTACTGCGGGTCTTCTTGTATTCATCCCCGAAGGCCTCAAGGTCTTTACATATCTGGTCTACGGCGCTGTTTACCCGTATTTTTCCTAACTCCTTACTTTCGTCGGCGCCCGGGGTCGTAAGGGTATTTACTCCTTCGTCAATTACTACAGCGTTACCGGCTGTAGTAAATACCATGGTACCGGCCAGCTTCGCGGTTACGCGCTCCCCAGGAGTAAGCTTTTTATTTACGGCGTCGTAGTCTATTACTTCGTCCGTAAGGGTGCGGTTAAGGGCTACCGAAGCTACCCGGGCGGCTATGAAAATAGCCATTTCAGCCGATGTATAACCGTCGCAGCCATTACCCACGTTCACTATACCCCTGTGATTAAGGCTTATAGACTTGGCGTTAGCAGCTGCGCCGCCGTCGCTGTCCCAGGCGCTGGCGCCCCCACGTACCCAGGTAATGTATATACCTTCGTCCCGTACCCGCTTTACCCAGGTTTCGGCCAGGGTTAATATAGCTTCGTCCGTGGTAGCGTCGAAGCTGAAAGCGTTTGGCCTGCCGTCGGCCTCCAGCGCTGTTAAAAAGGCTGTGTATTCGGTGCCTGTTACGACGCTGCCGTTATTGCCGCCTGTGAAGTTTACCCCGGCACTATTCGCGGGTAAGTTAGCGCCCTTAGCTGTTACCCTTACGTAGTCCGTAAGGTTAAGGGCCGTTTCCAATTCGGCAGCTGTGGTGCCTGTGACAGATACCAGCAGTATACCGCCTTCGGTTATCTGTACTTCCTTACCACCGGTAAGGGCGTCCTTTACGACGGCCACAAAAGCCCGGGCGCTGGGGTGCAGTGTTTCCAGGGTCAAGCTCATGGCCGCGCCTGCGTCATTAAGTACACAGGTACCTTTTACGGCCCCGGTCGCCATGCGGTATCCTAATACCTGCTGGGGCTTGCCTTTGAAAGCCTGGTCGTATATTTTCTTCGCGGTCAGGGCCGAATTAGCGGCATTGTACCGCTTATTAAATTCATTGGCGTACAGGTTCAATTCCAGGGAGTTTACCGGCCCCCAATCAGCGGTAAATGGGTACGCTACGATACCCCGGGCGCTCATTGTTACCGCGTCTATAGCGGCTTTTATAAGGGTGTAAACGCCCGAAAGTACTTTACTGGTACCCTCTAAATAAGTACCGGCCATTATTCTTTAACCTCCCTTTTTAAAAATTCCTTAAGCTTCGCCTCTGCTTCGGCCTTCGTAAGCGGGCCTTTTATACCGTATAAAGCCCCCGCCATAACTTCGGGCTTCGCGTTAAAAACGGAAAGGGCCGCCTTAATCAGTTCCTGGGGTTCGAAGGTCGGCGGCCCCTCTTTTTTGTTGCTCATAATAAGCCCCCCTTATGATTCTATAATGGTGCCGCCTTCGTCCCGGGTAGTAAGTTTCGTTACTACGCGGCTAGCGGGCGGTATAACGGGCGGTATAGCCCTGGCGTAAGTTACCTGGTAATCTACCCGCAAAGGTACGTCCAGGTTTTCACTGTCCATAAATTCTATGGCAGCGGCCTTTATTTCGGCTACCTGTACGCCCGCCTGGTCGTATATAGGTAATACGCCGCCCTTTGCTTCCAGGTCTTGCATAAGGGCTGTTTCAGCGGCTAACAGCTGGTCTAAGTTTTCCGCGTACAATTTACCGTACTGGCTTACACCAGCTACGTAATTCCAGCGGCTTAATTCCCGCCGTTTTGACCGCCTGGGCGCTTCCCATAGAATTACGGGCCTGGCTACCGCAGGGGGCGCCGCTTGTAAACGTACGGAATTAAGGCCTGCGGCGGCTTTAATCCAACGCTGTAAGGCGTCTAATTCCTGTAGGTATTCACTCATTGGCTACCCCCTCCCGTTTAATTCGGCAAACAGACGCCGTATTTCAAATTCGATAATCTGCGGCATATCTTCTTCTACCGCAGCTACCCCTTTTTCGCAAAAATGCGCCCCTGGTACTACAGCGCCCTTTAATACCAGGCCGCTACTTTTACCGTTGGCGTCCTTATATCCTGGTATGTAATAAAAGTGGCCGCTTCGCCATTCCCCGGGTACAAATTGGCCCCTGCGCTGGGTAAAACCATCGTTTACGTGTTTAGCGTACTTCACGGCGGTACCGGCCCGTACCTCTGACGTATGCGCTACCCTTACCTGAAAAATATTGTCCCGGTCGCCTACAGTTAAACTACCTTTTAGCCTCCCTGTTCTTACCGGGGTACTGTCTTCGGCCACTTCCAGAAAGCGCATACCAGCAGTACGTACTATACGGCTTTTCATTTCGTGTAGCTTTTCTTTTTGGCAGCCTATTAAAAAGCGCTGCCAGCGGGTAAGACCGGTAAAGTCGAAGCTGTCACCACTCACAGGAAGGCTACCCCTTTTTCGCTCTGCGGTATCTGCAGCCGGTCGTACAGTTCCGCGAACGGTTTAAGCATGGTTTCAACGGTCTTCAAGGGGTTTTCCCGCCGTACGAATACCCCCGGGGGGGCCGCCTCCGTAAT